GCTCGATAGATACCCAGGCTTCAAAGGCATCCGTCCAGACCATCTCGCCACCACCATATCCATCATCGTTCCTGCTGGGCGTCTGGAAGACGACTCTGTGTCTCATTTCTCCGATTTCGGGTAGAGTAGACATCATAACCTCATCACCTTATATGGCCAGCAAAGCGCTGAGATGGCCTCAAGAACTTCTTGTTCCGAAATGGTTCCTCTTTTTTCATATATAAGCGCGAGGGCAATCATTATGGCTGTTTTCAGCGGAAGCGGGACATCGTCAGGCGAATCTCCATATCCAGCCCGGCCAGAAATCACAAAGGAAGCAAATCCCCGATGGCAAGGCCAGACACAGCCGGGCCGGAGGCGCACTTTCCCCTGCTGCGCCTGATCGATATCAACATAATAAGTGGATGTGTCGACTTCCGTCATCGTTCCACCGTCATCTATGACCTCTATTTTTGAAATTGATTGAAGTGGCGAATTTGGAATCAAAATTTCGCCCGGCGAGGTGTCCAGTTTTAAGACAAAATCTTCTGTGAGCAAAGTTCTTCCCGTGTATTTCTCCACGAGCCGCCCCGCTGCGGAAATAAGGACAGAAATCAAAGCATCATCGTCAGTGGTATCGATCTTCAAATAGTTCTTTGCTTCTTCGAGCGTGATCACCGCCATTATTTCTTCCTGGTTTTTATCTTCGGCTCAGCCTTCACAGCCGGCTCTTCTACAGCTGCATCTTTGGTCTCTATTATCCCGTCGAGCGTCTTATCTTCCTCAGCCCAGCCGGCCGTCAGAAAAATATCAGCCAGCCTTTCCGGCAGAAAATACACCTGACCGGCTTTGTAGAGCTGCACCTCGATTCCGTCCGGGCTGCCTTTCTTATCCACCAGCATTCTGATTCTTTTCATAGCTCCTCCTCATAGATGGCGGATGGGGGCGAGGACATGCCTGCGCCCCCTTATTAAAATTAATTACCGCCTTTCTCAGCTCACGGGCGCGTGGAGCGGAAATCCCTTGATCGCCAGCCCCAGGAATACGCCACCGGTTGACGGACTGCCGGACACGGTTTTCAGGTCCAGCCGGATATATCTCTTGTTGCCGATATACCCGAACTGTTTCACCTTGTCGTCATCGGCAGCGGCAAAGCTTGGCTCTGAACCGAGAATATGCTCATCAGCCACAGCAGCTGCATCGCTGAGGTCAGCCTGGTTTCCTTCCTTCAGCTCGAACTCGTAGCCCGTTCCGTCGGTGATGATTCCGCTGGCCACACAGATGAGCGCACCATTGAAACCGGCCAGATCGATGATTTCGCCCGTGGTGGGCACCTTGAGCGTGGCCCCCTTGAGAGCGATTTCAGCTTTTAGATTGTTATACAGATCCCTCACGGTTCACCTCCTTAACTTGCAGAAATGACCAGCTTGCGGATGGCCTCTGGCACTACCACATGCGCATCCACACGCTTCCAGAACAGGAATCCGATCAGTCCCTGGGTGGCGTAAACCTCAACCAGTCTCTGCATGGCAATCTCCTGACGATCGATGATCAGATAGGCAGTTCTTGTGTCTCCGAAAATGATGGGCTCTGCTCCGCTGGCCACCTCCGGCATATCCGGTGCCTCATAGACTGGATAGCCCAGAAGAGTCGAGGGTTGACCGGCCTGAAGTCCCGGCTGCCAGATATATCTGTTTTCCTGGTCTTTGAGCAATCTTATTGCCAGCACGGTTTTTCTCTTCATCAGAAAACCGCCATTCCGGGCATAAGCCTCCGGAACCTCATAGACGAGTTTCAACAGGCTGTCGCTGGTAATGCTGCTGGCATCCCCGCTGGCCACGGTCTGGACTTTCTTGTTGAACAGCAATCCTTCCGGTTTTTTCACGCTATTCCCCGAAATAAAAGCAGCGCCCTCTTTCTTGGCGTATTTGATAGCCGTTTTTCTCTGGATGTAAGATTCGATATTGAAGACGGCATCCTGAAGCAGGTTTCGGTGCGCGGTCACCAGAGCCCGGACATTCTGCGGATTGAAGCTCTCCAGACCGAACTTATACTGCCCGGCCACCAGCTCTTCATCGTCCCAGGCAACAGTCACGGCGTCTTCGTCTTCCTTCGGGAATTGAACGCCGGAGGCCCCAATGGTCTCGACCGAAGCTATCTGCCGGACTGGAGATATCTCGGTAATCAGCTCGATGAGCCGGTTAGAGAAAATCGGCGGAGCCACATATCCGCCCACGGGATCCTCGGAGATCCGCATGAACTTCTGCTCCTCGGCTGAGACGGCGCCCTGGCGGATGAATTTTTCGTAAGCTTTATCTTCCGGCCCTCTTTCTTTGGATTTGGCGTGCTGGGCAGCGCTCAGGGCCGACGCTTTTAGATTGATTTCCAGCTCATCAATCTTTTTCTTGAGCTCCTGTTCAACAGCCTGAGACTTCTCCTGATATGCCTTGAAGTCAGTCTCGGAGATCCTCTGCTTCAGCATGTCCTCATGCTTCTGCCTCTCGTCATGAATGAGCTTGATTATCTTTTCAACATCCTCTTTGGTCTCCTTCATGAGATCCGACTTCACCCTGTCAAGAATTTCCTTTTTTTCAAGTTCCTCTAAAGCCACTTCGTATTACCTCCGTTAAAATTTCTTGAGGACATCTTCAAGCAAGTGCCTTCTGGCGGCTTGCCGCTCCAGTTCCTCAACTACTGAAGCCAATATTCTCAGCGGCTTGCCCTTCTGAGTGTCCTTTCCGGACGGCTCTGCGGACAAGTGCTGTATTAATTCATCTGTGAGTTCAAAGGTCTGATTGCAGGATGAGCAGATGACGGATATCGATTTTGAGGCCGCCTCAAACCTGCCCTCATGTTCCCTGCAATGACTCCTGGCCTCTTCCTCTGACCACTCATCTTTCGGATAGCGATAGGCCTGCTCTTCCGATCCCCCCTCTTTCTTGAAGCCGATGATGGCATAATAAGTCTTTCCGTCATGCTTTCGGGCCATCCTGCGGAATCGGATATATTGATCCGGATCCTTTAGCCGGCAGGCATGCTCGTTCGGATATGGTTTCTTTTCATATTCGAAATATGCGTCCGACTTCACGTTTTCTGCCAGCGCCAGCTCGTTGGCGGGAAACAAGGTGATAGAGCCCTCTTCAAGCGCGATTTCCAGAAGCCTGCGCACCGATTGGCCGTCAACCGTATCGTATTTTTCTTTGATGGATCTGAAACCCATACTCAATCCGACATTGACGCCGCGGTCAATCAATCTTTTCGTTTTCTTTCTGACTTTCTGGCTCTCTTCGTCGTCAAAAAACTCAGCAATGATTTCGAGGCCATGCTCATTTTCGGCGCCCTTGAATGTTCCCACGACCAGGTCAGGGATAGAAGGATTGTGATGCCACAAGAATGGAAAAACCTTCTTTTCCTTCAGGGTCTTTTTGAAAGCGCCCTTTTCAACGATATCTCTTGTCCTGTCTATATTGCCAAATGTGGCGAGGTGTCCTATCAGGACTCCGTTTTCTGAGAACTCCTTGATTTCCAGGGGAAAAGTTTTTCTTTCCATTTTCATTCTTTCCTCCTATTGCCTCGTGGCTGAATAGCCGAGATCACATCTGCAGCCGGGATGAAGAGGCGGGGCTTTTACTCCTCCTGAAAATTCTTCGTCCAGTCCGACGGTCTCTCCATCCAGGGCTGCGCAATCCGGACACATCCGCTCGTCATCGGCTGTCATCCATTCTTTCTGCACATCAGAAACAAGGCCGGCTTCCTGCATTTGGCGGATACTCTCCATCTGCCCGAACTCAAATGCATAGCAAAGTTCGGTTCTGGCGATGCGCTCGGTCCGCGCGCGCAGGAGAAAATCGGCATACTTTTCAATCCGATTTTCTATTTTGCTTCTATCCAGTCCAGCAGCTATCAGCTCCGCCCGGTAGTTGGCTACGGCCAGGGCTTCACGCCTCAGAAGTCCTATCATGGGCTTGAGCATCTGAGCCAGGACAGCCGGATTAGATATGCCCATGAAGGCCTGATGTTGAAGCAGGGCGTTGATGGTCAGGGCCTGACCCGATGTCAGTTCTCGGATTAACTCCCCGCCATGTCCTCTCATCCAGTTCAAGATCGCAGCAGTCGTCGCATTAAACGCCGCTGATTTTCGGGCTCTGTTGTAAGCTTCCATTAAAGAATTTCCAGCCGCCTCAATGGCATTCAGATATTCCGCTTGAAGTTCATCTTCCAGCCAGGCCTCGGCAATCGCATACCACTTGTCCAGCAGCATCTGCTGCACTGCTCCGGTCTGGATGATATATTCAATGTCCTGGCGGCTCGCGGCCTCCCTCCATTCTCTCCAGACCATGCTTATTTTTCTTTTTAGAACCGGCTCTTTCCTTATGAGATAGGCGCGCTTTCCGCTAGGTCTGGCACGGCCGCTCAGAATTATTCTTTCCGGTCGTCTCACTTTCTCTTCTATCGCCGCATATATCATTCTTCTGCCTCGTTTGAGCCCGTTACGGCTTCAAGTGGAATCGTGTTGGCCGATACAGTTAGTTTCTCGGCGCCGGGCTCATCACTGGCGCCATAATTGAGCTCATCTCTAGCCTCCTGACGGTTGAGAATGCCCCGGTCAACAGACCTGCCGACTCTTTCCCAGAGCTCAGCCAGATCCACCGCCAGGGCTTCAACCCCGGATGTGTCATAGTCGAGATAGACAGAACCGGTGCCATCGATCATGGGCACGAGCTGCCAGTTCAACTCATCCCGCAGTGAAGTCAAATGCGGCAGAACAGCCCAATAATAGAGAGCCTTTACCGCTTCTTTGGCATTGCTGTAGGTCTTGTATTCGACATCTCCCAGAAGTTCAGCCGGGACATGAAAGATATTCGACACTCGCCTGAGCATCGCCTTCATAATCGGATCATATTCGAGATCTTTCGGAGAAAATCCGATTCTTTGCGGCTTCATCCCTTCCAGAATTAGCGGATTCATGGCGTTTTCCGGACCGAGGAACTCTTTCTTCAGCTGCTCTTTTAAGAATTCCCTCTGATCCTGGGTCAATGGCCCCTCGGAGCTGAGCGCTATGGGAGGTTGAGCTCCGTTTTCCAGCAACCGGAAGAGCCACTCTTTGGAATAATTGGCGATATCAATATTCTTGGCAATTGGCGCGATGGGGCTGAGTCCGCGCAGCTCATTCACCTCATCGGCTTCGGGATTCACAAGAGAAATGTGAATTATTTCCGATTCTTGATAAGTCTGGAGACC